GTATCTCCATTTGAATTAACAGCATCCGTGTCATAAATTAGAGATTGAGCTCCCTCATAAGAATTAGATATTTCATCTAGCAGAGCTGGGGCAGTTTCTTTCTCAAATTCATAGAATATTTTATAGTAATTAACTCCATCAAATTGGGTATTGACCACTGCTCCTAGTCTAGGAATTGAAATATTTCCACTACCTAAAGAAGATGAAAAAGAAAGACCAGAAATCTGTTCTGCCCAGGGAATGTCTTCAATTTCAAGTTCGTCAAAAAAACCGAACACTCTGACCCTAGCCCTCCCTTGTTTAAGAGGATCATTTATATCTACTATTTCTCCGAGATGAACGTGAGGATTTGCCATATTATATTATTGGACTAGTTGGTGAATCAGTTTGGTCTGGTGGATTTAAAGTTCCAAGACTTATGTTAAATTTATCTGGACCTTTGGTGTTTCCTAAATCAATAGGAGCCATTGCAATAAAGTCCCCAGATGTCGGTGGGTAAATTTTTCCAATCTCCCCTCTCTGATAGTTAAACGTCGGTGGTGCATAAACTGGAGAAGGAGGTGAAGGAAAGGTATTTTCAGGAGATCTTAATTCAGATCCCGAAGAAATTAAAGTCCCTGGAGAATAAACTTTTCCTATATCTTGGCCAGGAAATATTGAAGCTCCTGCTGGATCCGGGTAGACTTTTCCAGAAGGGTCTTTATAAACTCTATCCGGAACCCCAAGATCTCCTCCTGGAACAGTAGGATAAACATCTCCTGCTGGATCAACATAAACTCTATCTGGAACTCCAAGATCTCTTCCTGGAGAATTTGGATAAACATCTCCTGCTGGATCAACATAAACTCTATCAGGAACTCCAAGATCCCTGCCCGGAGAATTTGGATAAACATCTCCTGTTGGATCAACATAAACTCTATCAGGAACCCCAAGATCTGGTCCAGGAACTCCAGAATAAACGTCCCCACCTGGTGCAGGATAAACTCTGTCGGGAACTCCTAGATCTGGTCCCGGAACCCCAGAATAAACGTCTCCACCTGGTGCAGGATAAACTCTTCCAGGAACACCTAGATCTGGACCAGGAACGTCTGGATAAACATCTCCACCTGGTGCAGGATAAACTCTGTCGGGAACTCCTAGATCTGGTCCCGGAACCCCAGAATAAACGTCTCCACCTGGTGCAGGATAAACTCTTCCAGGAACACCTAGATCTGGTCCTGGAACCCCAGAATAAACGTCTTTATCCGTTTGTATAATTGGGTAAAGTCTATCCGGTGGACCACCAAGACCCATTGATTGAGGTGTAGGTAGATTTCCTTTAAATACATTATCTATACCTGTATCTGCTGCCCCATTTAAAAAATTCTGAGCATTGTTAAATCCAAATTGGCCACCTTGATTGGTCAATCTGGCTAATTGGGAAGGGTTAAAAGTGTAGATATTTCCGAGTGAAGTTTGATCGATACCAGAAGTAGTTGGGTTTACAAGCTGACTAATTCCTTCGTTTATAAGATCACTAATAGCTTGAGATGTGATGTTAGTTAGTGCCTCCCTTCCTAAGCTAACGATGGTTTCTAAATCTAAAGTGTCAGAATAAATTTGAACCGAGCTTTTATTTTGATCGTATCCATCTGCAAGTACAAGATAATTATTATCCGTTCTGATGTTGGGGAATTGAGTTTTCATTCTAACCTTTCCAACGTGGATCTTAAAAGATTGGGTAGCTGCATTTGGTTGTATCCCTACATCTACAGAAGTTTGTAATGGGGTACTTTCACTAAAATCGAATTCACATTGACTTAGCTCATAAATTAAAACTGGTTTTATCCCGCTTTGATCTTGCTGGTTTCTAAAAGAATCTACTTCGTTCATTAGTCCAGATTGGGATAAAACTCCTCTAGCAAATGAATTGAAAGCATTTCCAGGTGCACCTGGGCCAGATGGTTGTCTTTCTCCTTCTGGGGTATTTGAAATAGCTCCTCCTGGGTTTCTGTCGCTAGTAAGTAAAGAAGTAAGATCATCTAATTGTGAAATTACAGCAGAAGTTCCAGTTAATCTAGTCGTTTTGAAAAAATTTCTAATCTCCGTTACGTAAATCCACATTGTGAATTTTCTCAAATTTCTAGGAACAAGCCATCTCATATTATCAGCATCAAAAGTTGCTTGATTATATAGATTTGCAAGAGCTGTCATTCTTAAATTTAAAGATTCTAAACAATTTATTTTCAGTGTCTTCCTGTTTGTTCTTGCAGGATCGAAAGAATCCATACCCTGTTCGTCTTGAAATCCGGAAAGAGCAATTTGTTCAAGTTTATCTAGACCATCTATGGATTGAAAAAACCAAGGAGCATTTGAATTTATGTTATTGAGAAGGATTTGAAATTGTTTTAAAGCATTTGCTCTTTTTAGACCATTTGATCCTCTATAAGAACCATCTCTCTCAAGCAAATAATTATAAGCAGAATAATAGGTAACATTGCTATTTACGTTTTGGTACTGAGGTTGACCAAATAAATTTTTTGGCATATTGGCAGCACCATTTACACTTGTATAATTGGGGATTCTTAGTAAAGGACTCGGGGCCCATCCATATTCCAGATTTACCGGAAGAGATCCAAAATCAAATACAAACTTAAATCCAAGATAGGTTGGATCCTCATTCGCTCCTGAATTAGAAAGATTAAACCCTTTTAGAAATAAGGACCTATTTTTATCTGTTGCTTTAATTCCCATTGATGTGTATTTTTATATTTATCTATTGTTCTGTTGAGTACTTCCGCTAACAACATTGATAGGAAATGCTTTTGGCATTGACCCTGCACTGTTAAGAATCCATTCTCTTTTACATAAGTTTAGAATTTGATAGAACCCCTTTTCTGGACTCCAGCTGACAGTATACCCCATTAAAATATACTGGCCAGATAAAAATTGATCTAAAATTTTTCCATCTGTATTTTTTGAATTCTGATTAGAAGATCTACCGGTATTATCCATTCTTAATCCTTTATCCGTAACATAGATTAGAACAGGTATTGCCTGCCCTCTATAGAATCCTGGAAAATAAGAAATTGTTTCTACTTGAAGGGTGAATTTAGTTACGTCGGATATATTTAACGGATTTTGAACTCTTGCCTGTAAATAGTTATCGTGAACTGATCCATTTTCTCCGGAATCTAAGATTCCCATCCATTTTGTTCTAACCTCTTTTAAATATTCTTTTTCCGAAGCTCTTCCTCTCTGAAGAACCATATTTTCCCTTATGTTTTCTGTTGTTGTTGCTTGTATGCTGTAAGTGACTTCTTTTTCTGCTGGGGATCTCTGATATTGTGAACTTTCGTTATAAAGTTGAACAACTTGAATATATCCAGCCCCGTTTGTTACATTCCCGGCTTCGCTTAGTAGAGTGTAGCCGTTTATAAAAAAAGGATATCCTGCAAATTCTGGATCGTTGGTAACTGTCAAATAGGTTTCAATACTCTGAAGTTCTGTTCCGGTAAATTTAACATCATTTGCTTGTCCTCTACCTGCAGTAGGCTGAACTCTTACAAGCTGTGATATGTTATTAGCTTCCAATTGATTGTTAAGATTGACAAAATTTAAATTGTAGTAAATGTCTACCCAAGTAGCATAAAAACTTCTATCATCTTTATATGAACTTTTGGTTACTTCCTTTATAAAATTATAATACGAAATAAATGGACAAATCCAAGTCATTGAATCGTTTAAAGAAGAATCGTTTGTAGCAAATCCTAAATCTAAATCTTGGGAAACTGCGAATAAAGCATCCCGAGAAGTTCTATTTGGATACGCTTTACAAACATCGGTATAAAATCCAGGAATTCTGCATTCCCCCAGGATAGAAAAAATTAGTAGGTTCCCTTCCGGGTCTCCGGAAACATTAGAATCTACACTAAGAACATTAAAATCCATTCGGATAGGTTTATAGACAGATACATTAGATCTTATATAAATTGAAATTATATCTCCGTCTTTAGGATAATTAACTGTCAGAAACGTAGTACCACCCATATAAAATTTAAATTTCACTACCGGAAGAATTCCATTCATGTCCAAATGAAAATCCATCAGATACCTCTGAACAAAATATCCATTGATGAAGATTACAGGAGTTGTGTATCCAGCTTCTTTATCGTCAGTATCGATTATGTCTGGATTTGGGTTATCAATATTACCCGATCTATTTGCGATAGCAAGTTCGTCGAGGACTATTCCAGTTTTAGCATAATTTCTTATAATAGATTTTTCTGATGCCATATTAAATTAAATTAGCTAGGTAAACCATTAGGATTTGGTCCTGCTGCACTAGTGCTAGGTCCAAGAGCAATAACAGATGGTGTTTTTAGGGTTTGAACTTCTCCGTCCTGTAATAAATTAGGAGGAAGAGGCTCGGATATAGGATTCTTTGCTTTACTTTGTTGTTCTATGAAGTTTTTTCTGCTATCACTAGTTTTGAAAGCTTTATTTTCCTGAGATTTTCTAAAGGCAGTATTTGGATTGTCGGTAGTATTTCCACTGGTTAGAGTCATCTTCTTTTGTTCGAATGCAGATTCAAGTCCTTCAGCCTCAGGCATTGCAAAAAGAGTTCCAGTGCTGATTGCAAAAGGATTCGATATTCCATTAGTTTTCATAAGAGATCCTACGTTGGTTAAATTTCCATATCCTTGCAAACAAATTAGATCTGGTCTCATCTGTGCATCCTCGGGAACTCTATAAAATTGGCTAATTTTTAAATTTATATTGCCAAAACTAAGAGATGATCTGGTTAGATCTAGAATTCCTATCCCCTGATTTTGAAGATCCTTATTGGGATTGAATATATTTTTATTTCTGGAAAGTGTGTCTATTTCTATCATTTTTCTATCATTTATTGATTTTCGAAAGTGCTACCAAATACTGTAGCTAGATTTATTACTCCTCCTGCGCTATCAAATGGAATATTATTTCCTTGTGTAGTTCCTTGAGATTCCAGAGATTGGCTATTAGAATATACTGGTGCAGAAGATTGGTAAAGTCTTCCCCCTCCTCGATTGAACATAGATTCTATTTGACCTCTTTCTCTTTCTGTTGCATGCTGCAGCTGAATTGTAGCAGTTAATTCTGTTGGAAAATCATCAGGACCTAAATTCTCTCCAAACTCTATGCTAAGATCCAAACAAATAAGATTTCCTATCATTGCTATAGGGTTGCAAGGATTTCCAACTACCAAGTGCCATTCCCCAACAGGAGCTCCCGTTAGAACAAGCTGAGGCATATAAACATTTTCTATAAATTTGTCAGCCATTCCGGTTTTTACCAGATTGCTGAACTCATCAGAATCTAGAATTTTAAGCAATCCGTCCTTGATATTTCCTTCAGTTTGTCCCTCTAGATTCTTTAGAGCATTATTTAACCAATCTGTTGCTTTTGTTACTTGACTTACCGCACCAGATACAGTTCCAGCAGCTGGATCTGTAGAAGAAGAATTTGGATCCATTGAATATAAAATTAAGGATTTAATATACCTTACTGGATCTGAATAAAATTGGTTTAACCCCGGATCTCCTCCTGGAAAATTAAAAGCCGGAAATCCATTATCATATCTGATCTCGGGGGTTAGAAACTGTCCATAATTTGTACAAAGACCTAATAAATTACCAATAATATCCACCATTGCAGCTTTGGTATTGACTTCACCTACGGAGGTCAGCTCGTAATGGAATTTGATAGAAAATTGTTCATCATGTCCATTTAAACCTCTTGCCCTCATAGTAGCTTTAGTGATAGTATCTACCGAGGTCCAAATAAATTTACTTAAAGGTCCTCCCTCTTTCTCTGCCTTGTCCCTTAATGCAAAATTTACTTTTGCATTTGTAGTTTCTTCAAACCCAGAATTACTAGCAGACACAACTGACTCGGCAGCTTTTGTGATAACGCTAAATCCTGGGATCTTAGATGTAATCGCACTTAGTGTTGGGTTATCAGAAATTGCTTTAAAAATACCTTGGTTTAAAGAAGACTGCTCTATTTTATCTTTAACATCATAAGGCTCCCATTTAAGACTCGTTGAAAACTTTAAAATTGAGTTTAATGTATTTTCTGTGTTTCCTCCCCACCAGGTAACTGCTTGAGCAACTGGCTGACCCGCTCCTTTAACTTTATATGCATCACTATTTTTAACCTTCGCTGGTAAGGATAAATTATCTCTCATGGGACTTGGAAATCTTCTAAGAGTAATCATGTGATTATTAGGAATGTGGCCGTAATATTTACAATATAAAAAATCTTTCCAGAAGTAAGGGGCAGAAGCTCCTCCTATTATATAGGATCCGTGATCCCCAGGCCCAAATAAATAACTAAAAATATTGGATCTGGCTGTTTTTAAAACCCCTTGATTGGCAGCTGTCTGTCTTACTAAGAATCCTGCACTAGGATTTCTGGAAGCTCCTGAAATAGCATTAACTTCCGATATTCTAGCGTTTTGATCCGTTCTTTCCGAAAGATAATAATTTTCAATAAAACTCGGATCATTGTTTCCTACTATAGAATAAAATAAATACTGAGCATAATTAGAATTCCCGTCTCTATAAGTAGCAGCATTGTAAAATAAAGATTTTGGTGTTGGACCTGCATAGGGATTTACTACTCCGCTATTATACCTAGCATTTACTAAATCCTTACTTGCGTTCTGAAGGAATGCTTGTGTATTCCCCGTGTTTAATCTCTGCCCATCTTGGGCATTTGCTTGGGGATTCCCCGTGGTTGGATCATTGGTGCTTAAACCCATTTATATAATACATTTTTTATAGAATCTCGATGGTATAAGTAATCTCTTCATTTAAATCTTCTAAAAAATGTTTTAAATTTTCTACGAAAGTTAAAGAGATGTTCTTATGTACCACTAATATTCCATTACATTTAGTACTATATATTCCTTGTGTAATTTTCTTTGTAACTGAGTAATTAATAACAAATTCAGATTCTTTAGAAAGAGAATCTGAATCATATCCAAGATCTTTGATGATTTTTCCAATATCCACTATGAACAGATCCTTGTCAGAGCAATATTTCTTTTTTGCCTCTTTAATAGAACATCCTGCCAACAGAAATTTAACTTCCTGCAGATCACCAGGATCTATTTGATCTTCTTCAAAATAGTAATTATCTTCCAAATTATCTCTTTCCTAAAAATCCGTAAGGGTTTTCCTCTGAGGTTGATTCTTCAGAGTCTTTTTTATCTGTGTCTGAATTTTCTTCAGCTCGTAAAATTTCTTTATTTTTTAAGTCTTGTAGATGTTGGGTATGAAATTGATCTCCCATTTGGATCGATCTTCTATACCTTTCTAACATTTGGTCCAAAGTTTCTTTTTTGGAAAGTAGACCAAACTGTTTTGCCATTGCTCTTCTATATCTTCTTGATTCGCTCATTTTTGTATATATTAAGACTCTAAATCGTTTGATTTTTCTGCTCCAAATTCAAAATCGGTTGAAGGAGCTTGTACGTCTATTCCTAAGACGTATTTGAAAAGCTTTAAAAAAAGACCAGGAATAAATATGTCTTTTGCTTTCACGACATCATTTGCTGGTATAAATTTAAATTGGGATTGGGATTCTTTTGTTGTTCCGTCAGTCTTTGGTATTTCTCTAGATACTCCAGTCACATCAACAGCAAAACAAGGCTGTTCATGATCTACGAATTTAGAAGAAGTAACAGATCCAAGATAATACCATTTAGAGATGTCAGGTACATTTAAACCAGTTTCTTCGTAAAGTTCTCTTTGAGCAGTTGAAAGAAGATCTCCGTCTTCATCTTCGGTGCATCCGGTAACTAGACTGATATTAATTCCACCCTCTCTAAAAGGATTTGGCTCGTGTAAAACTCCAATCGATAAAGGTAAACCTTGATCGTCAGAAGTAAAAGGCATAACTACCACATTAGTAAAAAGAGGTTTTATTCCTGTAAAGTTTCCACATTCTAAGAATTGGAATTCATCGTTTTCGTGTATGGTTTTAATCTTCGGAAAGTTCATTTTTTTCTATTTCTTTTTTATTGATCTTTGAATCTGAATTTTTCTTTGCGTCGTAGAAAGAGGTTCTAATGGATTCTGCAATTGCATTTCTAATGTCTTCTATCTCAACACCTTCAGTTACATAGTTCGAAATCTCTGTGTCTGCGTCTTCAAAAGAAGAAACTAAAACATTATAAAGAGATTTAGTAGGAAGGTTGAGTTTTAAACTTATATTAACATTTACCCAATTAGGCTTTTGTTTCTTTAAAAGTTTATAAATTGGAGATTCTTCTACCCCAACTTGAACAGTAGAATCATATTTTATAGAATTAACCTTTGATTCCTTAGGTGGCTGTGGGGAATTATTTTTTGCTGGAGCTGGATTGATCCCAAAATCTACAGGAGAAGAAGGAAAAATGTCCATGAATTCTCTTAGAATTTCAATGTTGATTCTATTTCCACCTTTAAAATTTATAAATTTCATGGAATTTTCCTCGGAAACACTTTCGTATTTTTCAATCATTCCGGTCTGTTCTCCCTTAATCCATTGGAAATCCGAATTTGACAGCTCGGCTCTTAATTCTTCTAGAGATTTATCTTCTAAACTCATTTTATTTTTCTTTTTAAATATGTTAGCTATTATCGATTTCAACATTTTATGTTGGGTTCTTTATATTATATCGGATTTAGATATAATGTTTCCGACCAAATAAAATAATAGTGAACTTATTTTTATAGTTAATTGAGAATTAAGAGTTTCGGGTCGAGGGAGAGTCTTTAGAATATTTTTCTCTAGCTCTAGAATAAATCTCATCCAGGGCAGATTCGTCTATAGTATTAGTTAGCATCTTTTTAATCCTGTTAATCTCAAATTCTCTTAACTTTACTTCTTCTGGATTTTTTTTAGAAGGAGGTCTCCAGTCGTGATTTTTTAAAATTGAATTTAAATAATTCATAACAGGTTCATGATATAGAGTCGGATCTTTCTTCATACTAGAATGAAAAAGATACTTATGAATTGGATCTTTATACACATCGCTAAATTTTTCTGCTCTTCTAGTAAACTTACCCTTTGGAGTAGAGAAAGTAGTTTCAAATCCAGTTCCATCTTTACGTATTTCCACCTCGGGGGAATATGAATCTTTATTCAGATAAATTTTTAAACTTTTAAGAAAATTGTTATCGTTTTTTTTCCTAAGTTCTATTTCTGATCCATTGTCCAAATATGCAATCCAATGTAGATCTTTTTTCTTTTCGATGTTTTTAATTTCAGATTCTATTCCGAAAAGATCTAAGATATCGGAAATGTCTTCGTGTGCAGAATCAGATTTATCAACAGTAAAAAATTTAGATTCGATAAAAGAATCTATAAAGGAATCAAAATCTTCTTGTTTTTCTTCATCCCACCATTTAGAATTTTTTCTAGTCTGAAGTATTGGGTTCTTAGGAGAACCGGTAATATCAAAACATCCCATAGAAAGTGGAAGAGATGAACTTCCTCCAGGGTAATTGTATTTTAAAATTATATTTCCGTCTCCAGATTCTTCTGCTAGAAGAATTGAATCTGATTCTTCTCCCCCCTCGGAAGGGCAAGAAGTTCTGATCTTATACCCCCATTGATCCGAAAAGGGGCCTATGATTCCAAGATCTTTCTTATATGAATTTCCTTCATTAAGAGAATATGAATAATCGTCAAAGTTATATACAGAATTGAATTTCATTAGTCTCTACCAAAACTTACCATTACCTTGAAATCTTTTACTTCCATCGATTTTCTCATATCGATTCTAATCTGTGTTGGATATGTAGGAAGAATGTATTCCAAGGGATCTGCCATTACCATTTCTGGATTTATATTGATGCCAGGTTCGATTTCAAAATCGAAAGTTTTTTTATCATTGGGATAATCATCTACAGCTATCTCAAGTTCTATTCTGTGGATTTTGAAGTCTATTCCATCTATCCCCTTTGTATTTCTGGAAACTACAGCTTCATATTCAACTTCACACTTAGCATCATCTACGTTGGTTATTTCTGGTGGGTTCCCAATAACAACAATATCTGTGTAACCTAAACTGGAAATGAAATAGTGCTCATTAGAGAAATTTTTATTCTTTCCTGCAAAATAGCTATTATAATCTTCGACTCTTGGCATATAAATTAGATTCTTTTGTCTATATATCTAAATTGAATTTTTATCATTCGAATATATAAGTTAACTCAATAACTAAATTAAGGCTATGAAAACTCTGAGTCCTGTTTGGTTTCTTAAAGATCCGATAGACGTCGAAGAAAAATACTATATTCTTCTGGATTTTCTAAAATCGGTCAGCCAAGAAATTAAAAAAGATAACTTCCATTCACCTCTTAGAACTGTCTTATCTCTTTCTAAAGAATTAGACCATTTCTACCAATACAGAACTCTAGAGAATTTCTTAGATGAGAATCTATCAGAAGAGGATTTAGATTTGCTGGATTCTTATGTTAATGGGTATTTTTCAGATGATGAGGTTAGAGAAATAGATGAGATAATAAAAAATTCTCTCCGAGTGCTAGGAAAATATGCAGAGAGTGGTCTAAAACTTTTAAGAAGTCTGGAGGATCAAATTAAGATCCACAGTCTAGAAGTTGTAACCGATAATAAAAAGAATGGGATGGTTATATTTAGAAGCATGACTTCTAACGAGATCTTTACCTACTGGTGGAATAAAACCGAAATTAGAATAGGGGAGGAAGTTAAAAAAGGCGTTATGATGAAGCCTATTTATATTCCGCACGATTACTATTCTATGTCTTATGAATTTATTATGTGCGAGATTCTAGTTGCAGCAGGAGTCGATTCTATGGAAAAATTCCCCTGTATTATCATAGAAATCTCCGAGACCTTTAATCAGAGCTCGGAGATTTTTAAAATTGCTAAGGAAAAATTCCTTAGGGAAATTGATCCAGATTAGCCTTTGAATTCGTTAAGTCTTAGGACTTTAAATTCTTTAGCATTAAATTTTTCAGATTCGCTGGTATCCATATTGAAAACCGAGTTTGGCTGAGCTGCTTTATTTTGTAAATCAACAGTAGTCACACCAACACCATTTACGTAATTTCTATCTCCTTGAGAATTAAATCCAGGGAAAGTAATACCAGCTTTATCTGGACTAAATACTGCATTTGCATATCCAACCCAATCATAAGCAGCTTGTCTTTTGATTTGGTGTAAACCAGTTTTTGCAGAACTCAATGGATCTTGATTTTCTGGGGCTAAAGGTTTAAATGTATCGTCCATAACTTTAGATCTAAATTTCTTAAAATCTAAAATTTCTCTTTTTGAAATGTCTTCTAAATTCATAATTTTTAAATTGTTTTATTATCCTTGTGTGGTTCCTGTTGATGCTTTTCCTCCAAAGAGAGATTGAACCAAGTCAGTAGATCCAGATCCCGAAGCAGCTTTTTGTTTTAGTGCAGGGTCACTTGCCAAGGTTTTTGCTTCTGAAGGGGTAAAAGTGAAAGGACTCTTTTTAGGGGAACTTAAACCTCCTTTTCCTGCTGTAAGTATAGAAGTATACATAGAAATTAGATTTTCTCTAAATTCAGCTTTTCTAGATTGATTAGTAATCATTTCTTTTATTGCTCTGTAAATTAATCCGTTCTTATCTAAAGTTGAATTGAAAGATGAAGCAATTCCATCAACACCTTTGTCTGTAACTACCTCAATAGTTGCATCTGCCAATTTAGGAGCAATTTTACTTATAGGAAAATCTCCTTTTCCTGTTATAATATCCCAGTATTCTTTGAAATCTACAGTCTGTACTAATTTAGAGATAATAGTCCCTAACAGAGATTCGGGTTTTATTCCTAAATATCCATATAGATATTCTGCTGCTTTACTTTTTACTAAATCTGCTCCTACGTCTCCAAGATTTCCTAGTAGACTGGTAACATCAAATCCCTCATTTGCGGATTCAAATTCTGAAAAGTTCTTTATAATTTTACTCATTTATAAGAATATTTTTAGACTATATATCCTTTCTAAAATAGTAAATTATCTACCTTGGAGAAATAAATCTATGGCTTTATATCTGTATGCTATCTTGTCTTCCTTGATGCCTGGATTTTTAAGAGGAGCTTTATCCCTATTTATAATCTCCTCTGGGAGAAGTGGAGCAAAAGTATCTTTTAGAATTTTTTTATCCTTTCTCCATTCAAGGGGAAGATTTAAAGCAAATCTAACAATCTCTAGATTTAGAAAAGGACTTCTCAATTCTAGAGTATGAGCCATTGACATTTTATCTAATCTTGGAAGATGGTAATATGTTAGCTCTTCAAAAATATCAGAAGCCTGTGAATCATACTCGTGAATTCTTCTATATCCACCAAATAACTCATCTGCTCCGTCCCCACTTATAACAATTCTATGGTCGCTATTATCTTTGATTGCTTTGAAGAGATGATACTGGGGTATAACAGATCCTAAATCAATAGGAGTTTCGTTCCAGTATTGATAGATTATTTGATTCAAAGAATCATCCATATCATACTTTAGAAAATTTACTTTCTTGTCAAATTTCTCGGATAAGATATTTACAAATTCGGATTCTCCATTTTCTATGCTATACCAAGTAACATCAGTGTCTGTTCCTTGAAGAATTGCTGCAATAATAGAAGAATCTAAACCACCTGAAATTAAGAGGGAGATTGGATAATTTTTAGAGATCAATCTATTCTGAACTGACTCTATCATTTTTCTCCAAAGCCAATCCATGTGATCTTCGTAGGACTTTTCATAAAGTTCTGGAATAGGGGAATCCCAAAGTTTATAATAAGCAGGGTAAGTGGTTTTAAAATCTGGAGATTTTATATTGTAGTAGTAAATTGTATTTGGTATAAATCTCTTTACGTCAGTGTATGGAGTTCTGTTATCAGTATTGTATCCCCATTTTCTAGTTTCGGAAATGAAAACTTGATCTATTGGACTTTGATTGTATGCAAGACCTTTTATCTCTGAACATATTTCTCCATTCTCGCTATAGTATAAAGGTTTCTTTCCGAGTGGATCTGTGAAAGAAATTATGTCTCCTGTATTCGAATCGTAGATAACGATAGCCCAGAATCCATCCCATAATTGAATATGTGGAAGGAACAAAGCAGTAAATAATTCAAAAGATCCACCTTTATACATTCCGAAGAGGGTACAAAGATATTCTGTATCTGAAGAATAAACTACCCTATCATAGTTAAAAATCTCTCCGTTGAACATTAGATAAATTCCAGGGGATATTTCTCTTGGTTGGTTCCAAGTATCCCCATCTTCTGTCTGTATAGGGAGCCTATGGTGACATAAGAACACGCCATTCTTCTCAACCACTGTTCTTTCTATCCCGCGATGTTTAATTGAGCCTAGAGAAGATTCGGATCCATCTAGAGTTAATAATATTCCACACATAAATTATAATTCTTTAATTATAGATGATTCATCAAATTTGTTTTCAAAAACATAAATTTCAAATTCGGAAGGATCTGTATTCTCTTTAAGATATTTAATGAACTTCTCATAGAGTTTTTTTTCTATAGAAGTATTGTCCATGAAATCCCAATTATCTTTGTTTCTGCTGGACTTGTTTGGATTGTCCCCATGGATATAATAAACTCTAGAATTTTTTAATAATCCGAGAGAAATTATTAGATCTAATTGTTTGTAAGCATTTTCTTCTGATATTCTCTTAGATAGTATTCCCCAAACGATTACAGTTAGAAATCCTCTATCCATTATCATATCAGGGAGAATACCTTCCCGATTCATCTGTTGGATTGATATTTCTTTACCAAGAGCAAATAGGTGTATTCCTTCTGAAGAGTCTTCTAGTTTTAAAAGATTAAACCAATCCACAAATTCGAACTTAAAGATCGGAATTTTATTATAGGATGCTGCAAGGTTTGCAAGATGGGTTTTTCCGGAATTTCTAGCTCCTTCAAATATTGTAAGCATATAATTTATAGAGGAATGTTGTTAACTTGTTCCTTTATAAAATATAAGAATCCATTCAGTAAATTAATAGAATTTCTTTGCTAAGAATTCCTTAAATTTATCAGACCTAGAATTTTATAGGATTTTTTTCTGATTCTGCCCAGGCTTTCAAAATAGCTTCTGCGCTTATTGGAATGGTAACACCCGCCTCAGGAAAATCAGAGGATTTAGAAGCAGAAAGTGTAGAAATTTTTCCAAGCTCGCTAGGACTCAAAGCTTTTACTATATTTTTTTCGAACTCTGGGGTTCTTTTTGACTTAAAATAATCGATGAATCCTAAGAAAGGTGTTCCATTCAAAGGTCTTTTGTTTATACCAACTCTATCTCCCTCTCCAGACTTTTGATCGTTGGTGTTTCCCTCTATGGTAGTAATAGTTTTTGCAGAAGGATCCACGCTTAGAACAATTCCCGTATGCCCTAGACCTGCTCCAGGACGGCTCATAATAAAGATTTGACCGGGTTTAACTAGACTAGGATCTGCTTTAGCTTTAGCTATATCAATTTTTAAGCTTTTATCCGCTTTATTCCAATGATCCTTAACCCCTGCAGTTTTTACTAGAGGATTCGTAGTTCCTAATGATTTAGATAGTTCTTGAAAAACATAATAAACAAACGCCATGCACCAAGGGTTTCCTCCAGGAAGTCCTGTGCTTTTAAGATAAGCAGTAACTTCGGGTCCCTTATTAGATCCTTTGGGGGATTCTTTAGTGTCTTTATGATCACCTAATATTTTAGCAAATTTATCTCCAGCTTCTTCTGGGTTACTAATAGACATTTCTGCTTCTAAAATAAATTCTCTAAATGAGTAAATTCTTTTCATCATAATTTTATTCGATAGGAACCTTATAGATTCTCTTAGATTCTCTTTTTGAAAGATCGTCAGAAGTTTTAGCGTTCATTCTAGCAACTTGTTTTTCAACAATTGGTAGATGATGAGTTTTAGCTTCTTTTAAATTGTGTTCAAATACAGATTTATTTCTGCTTTCCCCTGATTCTCTATCTTGTTTGTTAGCTTTTCTGATTCCTTTTTTAGTGTCTAGAATTGCAACTTGATCTGAACTTGGTTCGTCAGAAGCAAGAATTTCTTCAGAAGATAATTTTTTAAGTTCCGATTCTGTTAAAATCTCATCCATTATTATTTCTAAAACAGGAACAAATTTATCTCCCTTGCTATCAAAGGTAAAAGTTGTAGCATTGAATGCTATTAAATTTGCAAGTAGTCCAAAATCAGATTCGGTTAAGTCTTGAATTTTCTCATCGACTTGAGACCCTCTTCTAAATGCACTTTTGATTGACTCTAGAACATCAGAAGGAACATAATTGGTTTTATATTCTTTAGTTCCAAAATAAGAATAAAGTTTATCGTAAACTTTGCTATTTTCTTCTTTTTCTTCTCTGTTGTAATCAAAAATAGATTTAGCAAGGGAAGTTAAAGAATTCGTATCGATTCCTCCAAAATTAGAGTAATAGCTTGTATACCATTCGGAAAAATTCTTAACGTCCTCGCTATCAGTATCTCCTGCAATTTCACTCCACTTAGGCCAGTTGCAAGGTTTCTTTGCACTAGTTGAAAGTCTTCTAGAAGCATATAATCCATCTATTTTACTTCCTTTGAAATCAACCCAAAAATATAAAGGGGGATCATTTTTATCTGCTTCCTCAGCAGTTTTAATCCATCCATTCATAAATTCTGGGGTATATGATGCTCTGAGAGATCCATCTTCTCTTAAGAAGGTTTCTTCTTCCGCATCTTTAACTAACCCTTTGCTTCTTAAAATTTTAGCAAGAGTGTAAGCTAAATCTGTGTTATCTGAATTGTCTCCGTGGCCCAAAGCAGATCTTCCGCCTTTGGAAGTTGCAGGTTCAGAAAGTTCTTTCTCATATTTCTCTACTTCTGAAGCTAATTTATCTGCATCAATGTGGATAGAGGATTCGTTTACAAGGCCAAAAAACTGTGAAGAATTTAAAATTCTTGCATCGACAGATTTTCCTTTCATAAATTCTATGCTCTCGTTAACATATTCTTTTCTTAGAATGTCTAAACTGTCAGCGATAGATTCTTTATCTGAATTTGAAATCTTATCAGCATCCAAAATGATGTCAAGTAAATTTCTATCAAGTTCACCACTAACATTTTTATTTCCAAGAACTCCTTGTAGAGATTTAATGGCTACTTCGAAAGCTGAGGTAAATTTACCGTCCGCTCCTCCTCTTTTAACAAGAAGATCTTTAATCGGAGGAAAAGCATTCATTAGAGCTTTCTGAACGTTTGCAATGATTAGAGATTCCTTAAATTTCTTATCTGTGTCTTTATCTCCAACTTTAATAGGAAAAACCATAGAAGTAACCTTCTTGTCGTGACCTTCCATTTTCTCTCTAGTTCGGTCTTCCACGCTAGCTTCTTCCACAGTAGCTCTAGTTAAAACGTCAAGTGCTCCAGAAAGAATTTCTTTTACATCCTCGAATTTAGAAGATATTTCGTCGTCGGATAGGATCTTTTTAAAAGGAGCTTCAGTAGCTTTAATGCAATATGTATAGAATTCTTTAGATAATTTATCGGTTTGTGATTCTAGATCTTTCAAAGCTTTCTTTTCTTTCTCGTTAGAAATTTCTTTCTTTCCATCAATAACCGAAAGTTTCTGATCGATTTCACTGAAAATTCTGTGCCAGTTTCTTCCATATCCATTATCGTCGGTTTTTCCAACAGATTCTGGGATTAGAACTTTCTGTAATTTATTCTTTAAAGAATTAACTCTCCCTTTCAATCCCATCTGAACAGATTCATTCAAAGCTTCTTTTTCGTGCTTATAAGCTTGGTCTAAAGCTTGAACATACCTAGTGGTTCTGGTTTGAAAATATTTGATGATTTTGTCTTCCAGTTTAGGGTCAACTTCAACAGATCTTTTTAAAGAATCTGCAAGTTGTTCCATTCCATCAATATAAAGAGATTTAACATCGGCAAAAGAAGAATGTTCCAGCTCTGATTCTTTTGCATAATCTTTCATCTTTGCTACCATCGATTTTAGAGATGAAGAATTTGCTGTGTCTTTTAATTTCTCCTTAACTGTTGTGATTTTTCTTTGCTTCGGTGTTGAAAAATCTACGGTTACTTTTTTAAAAATATCAAATAAAGAAGTTGATATTTTTTGCATCAACTCGTCAACAGATTCGTTTTCGAAAATTCTAAGAGTTTCCAAAGACATCATCTTTGCTATAGGGTTGGTATTTAAATATTTTGGTGTCATATGATTCTGTTAGTAAATGTTTGCAGAACTTTTTTGTTTAGCTGATTCCGCCATCTGAGTCGCAAGAGTTGTCATTAGAGCTGGTAATTTTCCATAAGAAACTGCTTGCTTCTTAATGCTATCTATGTCTGCAGCAACGTTATTTGGGTCTGCTTTTTTCTTAGCCTTTGCCTCCTCTTTTGCAGCTGTAATTTCGTCATGAATTTTTGCTATTTCAAGTTTTGTTTGTTCTATTTTAGCATTCATTCCTTCTGCTTCAAAAAGGAAATTTTTATATCTGGTAATTAAATTAGTCATTTAGAATTGCAATTTTTTCTCTTATTCTATCTATTCTATCTCCTAATGCAGAGATCTTAGGGCTAAACTTAGTAGTTATTTCCTTTCTTTCCCTAGAAGTTGAAGCAGAACTTGATTCTTTCTCTTTTCTCTTTTTGAGCATTCTTAAATCGTTCATATAAGAATTCTTTTGATTTATTAAATCCCTCTTGAGAGATTTTATCTCTCTTGGAGAATATTCTTCAGTCTCATCTCTGAATTTAGAATTACTCATAGAGATAAGTGATTCAAGCTCAGAATCATCATAAGAGGAATCCTCTTCTGTGTCAATTTCTTTTTCTACCTTTTCGGCTTTTTCTTTTTTGCCTTGTAGAGAAGAATATGATCTTTTATATTTTCCATATAGATCATCTTGAATCCCTTTGTCCGAAAGGTTCTTGGATATTTTATAAAGATTTTCTATTATTTCTAGATCAGATTCTGCTTTTTTTAGCTCCCAGTATTTACTAAGTCTAGGATTTCCTTGAACTATTTTATCACCTTTCGAATCCAGTACTCTAACCTTTTGGTTCTTTTTTCTTAGAGAAATAGAAATTAACTCTGTATTGTTTTTTATCTTCTTCCTTAGTTCTTTCTCTTCTTTCTCTTCTAAGCTTCCTGATTCTATTTGGGATTTCATGGAATCATTTTCAAGTTCTAGTTTTTCCCATTCCTTAGAATACTCCTTCTCTGCACGAACTATGTCAGAAAGAATTCCGTCTATTTCACTAACTTTACCTCCGAAGTTTTTGCTCAGCCAGTTATGGATGTTCTCCCCTAAGGATTCATCTATAGAATAATAAGCTTTATCCCAATCTGTGAATTTTAAAGTAGTCATTATTAGCTATTTGATCTTTTTCTTCTTCCTCTTGGTTTTGAAGCTGCTGATGCTCCAGCTTCCTCTTTATCCGCTTTACCTCCTTTGCTAGCTGTCAGAACAGGTTTAGCATTTTTTTGATTTTTGGTAAAATCCACGTATTTATCAAGCTTTTGATTCTTTCTGGATCCAGATCCTCTTAGAGCTTTCTCTATATCTTTCTTACGATCCTTCATCTTCTTTAAAGAAGCTTTGTTTGACTCTAAAGAGTCCTGATCTACTGGACTTAATCTTTTATTTTTGTTTTGTATCCTTTTAACTTGTAATTCTTCGATTTTCTTTTCTAATTCTTCTATTTTAGAATCAATTTCATCTACTTGAGACGAAAGCTCGGATTTAACTTTTTCTTTTTTGTCCTCAGCTTCTTTTGCTTTTTTTTCTTCGCTTGCCTTCAATTCTGCCTGAGCTTTTTCGGATTCTACTTTAGCAGTTTGAATCTTAGTTTCAAGTTCTTTAATTTCTTTTGGATCTACATTAGATCTTGATTTTGCAAGCTTATATTCAAACTCTGCAATTGTTAACTCATCTTGAGATACTCCTGCATCATAATATTCGGATTTTCTCTTGTTCCCTTCAATTATTTTTTCTGCCACATCCTCAGTCTTCTCGATTCTTTTATTAATCATGTTTACGTAAGTCTTGTACTCATTCTCCTTGTTGGCTATGGTTTTACTTATTTTATCTGCGTTAGCAGTGTCTTTGTCATCCTGAGCTTTTTTTAGACTAGCATTCAATGATTCAATTTCATCCTCATGAGAATATTTTTTGCTAAGAAGATCTTTTCGGTCTTTCAATATCATTTCTCTTGATTTATCTATCATATTGATAGAAGATAGAGACCCTAAAAAAGTCTTGGATAAAGTGTTTTTAATTGAATCTAAGACTCCTTCGTTTAGTGATTCAATTTCTTCTAAATCCGCAGCTAAACTTTCTGCAAGTTCAGGGCTAATTTTTTCGGTTAGAGACATATTATCTACGAATTCTTGATAACTTGGGATTAATTTCATCTTTGTAATTTAATTATTTATGATCTATATATCCACCCGGATTTTATTTTTAATTTCAAGACACAAAAAAAACCTCTGATTTCTCAGAGGTTTTTTGTATAGTTGATTTCTAATTTTTAAGATTAGTTTAATCCTCCAACTGGAGTTTGAACGTAGAAAGTGAAGTATAAAGTTTCTGGGTTGAAACCTGCTTCTACTAATGCGTATCTTGATTTAACTGCGATCTTAGGAGACATAGTACCTTCAGAGATGGTTTGGATTGACTCCGCCATCATGTAAGGCATGAATTTAAGACCTGGTTCGTCGTCGCCACCTTTTCTACCTACTAGGATTCTGTTATCAGAGAATCTCATGTTCTGGTCAACATATACTGTCATACCAGCTAGAGAACCTACTGGATATAGAGTTCCGTTGTTTTGAGTTAAAGTGTTAGCAAATGGAGCGAAAGTGAATTGGCTAATATCTTGCATTGCAGACGCTAGGTTAGCGTTAGTAACGATGAAGTTAGCTGGACCTCTTCTACCTCTATTAGCTACAACGTTAGCAGCTGCCAGGATTCTAGAGAATAATCTTCTTTGTAGAGTTGATAAGTTCTCGTATGTACCTGATGCAGGACCTCCTGGAATTGACATGAACAATTGAGTATCTTCTTTTCCTAAGTAATCTAGAGCAGTAGAACCAGAAGTAGCACCGCCTATTACAAGGTTAAGGTTTAAGTTTTGACCTTCAATTGCGTTGAAGTTGTAACAGTTAGACCATCCTAATTGGAATGCTCTAGATAAGATGTGCTTGTTGATAGCTTGAGAAACCTCATTTACCAATGCATTCTCGATCATAGAGATAACATCAATACCAAACTGTTTGTTCAAATCTTGGATTTGCTCAGTTGTTACAGAAGCAGCTACTTGGAAAGTGTCAGCTTCAACGAATTTGGTGAAAGTTGTTAGACCCATTGAGTTGTAATAAGTGCTTTCCGCAACAGATCTCAACATTGGATTGTAAGACTTAGTACCATCTACGTATGGACCTTGGTAAGCTTGGTTGTCATAGAAACCAGCTCCAGAGAAACCTTGGATGTGATCTTCTAATGCTTTAACCAATTGAGCAACTCCAGTAGCATATCCACCGCCAGTAACACTACCTGCACTTCCTGTACCGATTGTAGAACCAGCAGCTACGATATCAGCAACAGTTTCACCTGCAGTAACCCCAGTGATTCTGAAGATTGGGAAGCCATCGATTCTAGAGTAACCTACGAAAGCAGTAGTTAAAGCAGCACCTGCAGAAGTAGCAGCAGCGATGTAGTAAACAGTACCTACTACTAAAGCAGAAGCTGTAGAACCTACAGGAACTTTAATCATTGTAGGAGCAACTGCTAAAGCTTCAGCAGCTGTAGTTCCAGCAGAGCTAGGACTGATTTTACCACCAGCATACACATAATCTAAGTAAGATAATACTCCAGAAGGACCAGACATAGGGATAACTGGAACGATATCAAATCCTACAGTCTTCGCAGCTACTTGAATAGCTAATGGAAGTAATGAAGGGAATTTATCGCCAGAACCTTGCCAGGTTGAGCTGTAGAATCCTTGGTTAGGGGTAAGACCACCGTTACTAACAGCACCTAAAGTAGATCCTGGGAAGTTTGGAGGTGTAACTGCACCCATACCGTTAACAACTGCTAAAGAGTTGTAAGCACCGGCAGATTCGTTTAATGAGTGGTAATGGCAATATTTAGCTAACCACTGAGTTTTTGATGAATCGTTGATACCAGTTTTAGACTCGATGATTGGAGACCATGTATCAAAAATTTCTTGTTCGTTAATAAGTTTCATAACTTGTTATTTTTTTATTTTTGTTTTATTTTTTTAGGAATTTACCATTTAAAGATTCTGCAATAAAGTTTAAATATTCGTTAGAATAAGCTTTAGTTGTTGTTCTCTCTACTGGTGTTTCGATACTTTCGCTTTCAACTAATTTTTGAAGACCAATGTTTCTACCAAGTTGACGTGTTGACCAGAAGTTTTTGATCTGATAAGGGGTTTCTAAATTGTAGAAAGACGCTTGAGCAATCAAAGATTGTTTGTGTCCTTCGTTTAGACTTTCCCAAATCTGAGCGTATTCTGCCGGAGCTTCGTCTACGAATTTGTGTCCTGAACTTGGTTTTTGTTCTGTCTCCTCACTTTCGTTTAGAGCTTGTTCTGCCTTTTGGGTTTGAGCAGCTGGTTGCATTCTTTCAGCAACTGTTTTGGTAAGGGTTTCAGTTTTTTGGGTTTGAACTGATTCTATAAGTGAATCTATCTTAGAAGAGATTGTTGTGTAATCTCCTGCAAATCCAGATTCGAATAGACCTGCGCTTGAAGCAAGGTCTGCCTTTTCTCTTGGGTTTTCACTTTCATTGATGCTACCTGCAAATGTAGTGTTTACATTTTCTGCGATATACTCAGAGTAAGCGATATTGTTTTTGATCTTCTCAGCTAAATAATCTGAATAAGAAATTCCTTTGTTCAAATTCTCAGCTAGATATTCAGAATAAGCGATACCTTTGTTAACATTTTCTGCTAGGTATTCAGTGTATCCGATTCCTTGATCTAATTTTTCTGCGATGTATTCACTGTATCCAATTCCTTGATCTACTTTTTCAGCTAGATATTCAGAATAAGAAATTCCTCTATCAAGATTTTCAGCTAAGTATTCAGAGTAAGAGATATTAGTATCTACTTTTTCTGCTACGTATTCTGAGTATTGGATAGACTCGTCTACTTTTTCTGCTAAATATTTAGAATATTCTACAGATTTGTCTAAGTTCTCAGCTACATATTCAGAGTAAGAAATAGATTTATCTACATTCTCAGCTAAATATTTAGAATAGGAAATAGTTCTGTCTAAATTTTCAGCTAAATATTTATTATAGCTAATGCTATTATCTAAATTTTCAGCTAAATACTCTCCATATTGGATAGAATCATTTAGTGTCTCAGCTAGGTATTCTGAATATTTCTCTAACGTAGAAATTCTGTCTTCCAAAGAAGGTGAAGTTTCGTTGTTGTAAGTAGGTACCTGTGGGGTGTTGAAGCTTAGTGCTTGTCCTTCTTCTACCTTGTTGTCTTTTAAAGAAGCAATTTCAGCTTTCATAGCTTCCATTTCTCTTTTCAAAAACACCGTATAGTTGTTTAGATCTTCAGCACTTACAAATTCTCTGTTGCTCTCCATAATAGTGGATTTATTTTTATCTTTGTTGATTATTTTTTTAAATTCTTCGTTATCTTTGACATTATATATCATCAAGCCAGAACCTTTTTTTATTCCTAATGCTTCATTTACGCATTCTAAATTGTTGGTTACGCTTTTATTCTTTCTATATATAAAATCTTCTGACGAAAAACCAGCACTTTCATAAACTCTTTCAAGTTGAGCGTCCTGAAATCCAGGATCTGCTACTAGATCGTAAGTGAATATTTTCTTGATTTGAACCTTTTTATCAGGACCAACATTACCTGCTGCTCTAGAAGAAATTGAAAGAGGAACACCTGCATCAACTAATCTTTTTGCGATTTGTCCTGCTGGGGTATCTAGAAGTCTAACTTTGATTTCTAAAATTCTTCCTTCTTTATTGTAGGTCAAATCTTCGATAGTGTGTGAAACATTATTCAAAGAAATGTCAAATTTTTCCGGGTGGTCTAATTCTCCTACTAATCTTTTTTGTTTGATTTTATCTTTTAGATAATCAAGGTGAGGAAGATATTCTCCTTCTTCGTATACACGATTATTATTGTTTTCAACTCCAAATTGAGCTGCAGTTCCTCTAAGAATGTATTCTTTTCCGTCAGCAGTATTTTCCTGGCGAGCTTCAAGGATCTGATTCTGTTTTTCAAGAATAAAAACCATATTTTCGTTAAGTGATGAAATTTCGGGCATTTCTACTTTGATATTTTATGTTACTTATATATCTATTCAAATTTCGAATTTTTTTCAAAATTATTTGATATTTTATTAATCTTCTTCGTCTTCTTTAGAATCTACTGGTTTAAATCCTGCTTGAATTCTTTCTGCAACTTTTAAAGCTGTCTCAAAAGAAGGATCTGAAGAGCTTATTTTTCTTTTTCTATCGGAATCAGCACCTCCAGATTTAAATTTGATCAAATAAGGTTCACCGGTTTTTCCATCCTTGTAAATTTTTACCTTTTTGATATATTCCCAGTCTTCTATTCCCAATTGTTCTTTCTCTTCAGGTTTTACAAAATCTAACAATTTAATCTTATCGTCTTTGTCCTTATCCTTAATCTTATCAACGTCAGGTAATCCTATAGCATTTAAAAATTCTGGATTGTCCCCGTGTTTAGATTTAATTTCATCTTTGGTAACTTCGATAGGAACTCCCCCTTCCATGTCTTCTGTTCCTCCTGTCGGAGCTACTATTGGAGTGTCTGCAATTTCAGTTTCAATTGAAATTGTTCCCTTTCTAGGATTTTTGGTATCTACATTTTGAATAGGTTCAATCTCAATAGCTTCGTTGTTTTTTGCTTTTAAATATTGATTAGGAACGATGAAAGAATTCAGCTCAGGTAGAGTTTCACCCTCAAAAGAAGCATCTGCAAACTTAATTTCTTTAACCTCATAAGCAGCAATCAATTGAGATTCTGTCAATTTTACATCTTCCGGTTTTTCTTTAGATTCGCCTCCTTCTTTAGGTTCATCTTCTTCAAAGATTACATCAAGATCTAAATAGTCTTCATTAATTGAAAAATTACTAAAGTCGGAAAAAGATAAAACTCCTTCCTCTGAATAAGCCAAAGATTCATTAGATTCTTTTGGTGCTTCCTTCTCTGAAGGAGAAAATGTAGCTTGAACCTTACTTACGTCAGTTAAATCTTTAACAAGAGTTCCGGTCACATTAACGTCCTTTCCTTTCTCTCCATATTTGAAATGGAAAGAATATTCGTCTGGAGCATCAGGAGAAACTTTAATCATTTCATCGTCAGATTCTTCAAAAACTTTATTAATTTCTTTCCAAGTGCAATACCCTTGGAAAAAAGCAGATGCACCAGCATCTTTTCCTCCAGGAGGAATTATCATTTTCCCAACTATATCATCATTGTCCACTAGGGATTTTAAACTTGCACCACTGCCATTAAATGTTGCAGATTCGGAGAAAGAAAGAAAAATAGTTGGATTTTCCTTTAACATTTTATCGTATATTTCAGAATTTATAGAAACTAAATAGAATAAAGCTTCTCCTTTGAAATTTCCGATTTTAATAAGATTCATAGTAGTTCTAGTATCGTTGGAAACTACTATATTCATTAAAGCTCCTCCTATAGAGCTTTGTCCTGCTTCTTGTGTCCAGCAAACAGTAATTGCTGATCCGGCCGGAATAGACCCCGGGGAAAATTTATTTTGAGCATCTATACCCTCATCTTCAATCTCACCTAATCTAGGAGCTTGCTTCGTGCTTAACCAGTTGTAGGTTTGTTGAGCTGCCATAACTCCCGTTATAATCCACCCTATAGGGTTAGATCCCTTAGCAGCTGCTGAACCAGACTTTAAAGCATTAGTAATTCCTCCTGTAGTTTTAAGGGTTTTAATTAATCCTCCGCCATCTTTGATTGCCGCAGCAGTACCTTTTATAAAAGGAGTTAATCCTCCTAGATTCTTTATACTCTTGAAGATTTGCCATCCTTCTTTAGTGTTTTTTGCACTTTGAAGCATCTTCAATTGTCTCAAAAATTTAAGTGGCCCCGCAATTACCATGCTACCTTTTACTGCTAAAGCAACTGTTCCTAAAACAATAGCTCCTTTGAGTGCTATCCCACCTATCAATTTACCAACTTTAATAAGTGTATCTGATACTGAAGCCCCTTCTGGAAGAGGACCGGTTAATAAAGTTTCTGTGATTTCTCCAATGACTAATTTAGAATTAGCTCCGGAAGAAAGAGGTTTAAATTTATAAGCATTCCTAGTTTGTTCTACAGGCTGTCCGTCTTCTCCCTTGAGATCTAGAATTAAAGCATATTCCTCGTTCGGGGTTAATCCACCTAAAGATATATCAGATATAATTTTTCCCTCTTTTAGAAGTTTATTGTAAGCAAAGACAAATTTAGTGTGTCTTTTTTGATCCTCAGGTCCAACAGAATCTCCACCTTCTTCTTTCTTATCTTCTTCCATCAATCTAGTAAATTCCTCAAAATTTACTACCGACGGATTTATCATTCCATTATCTGAGAAAAATTCAAAAAGCTCTTCGTCACTTATTGGTTCTTCGCTCTCTGCTTTCCATTCTCTAGGATGAGCCTTTAGCCATACTTGCCATTTGTCCGTAGGTGCCCACCACTGAAAATCGTTCAGATCTATTTTTTCACCATCCTGGCCAATTGGGATTTCCACTAAAGGAATAGATTGACCCTTGGAGAAGTTACTGCTTTCTTTATTAAATAAAAGTATCATTATTATTCTGTATAAATTTTATCGTATGCTTCTGATACAATATCTATCAATTTTCCTATATATCCTTCGTTTCTAAGCTTCTTAAAGGCGAGATTTCCTACGGAAAATTCTCCTCCTTTTTCAAGTCCTTCTTTCCTCATTTTACTGATTTTCTTCTTTAGAGCTTTGGCCCTTTTGAAAAGAGCTTTGGCATCTTTAGGTAGAGCAGTTGACGTGATGAGTTTATTTTCTAGTTCCTTTATCTGGTAAGCTATGCTTTCTGATTTTTTATCAACGTCATCTTCGTCTACTGTCGGAGGATCGAATTTAGGTTTTTTAACCCATTCGTTATTTAAAAGTGAGAAAAGTCCAGTTATGTGATGCGGATTTTTTGCATCTTGTAAGAAAACTTCCACATCATGACCTCTCATTGTGATGTCGTGTCTTGTGTTCCAAATAAATTTTTCACCTTCTCCTGCTACTTCTATCACTTTTCTAGGAGCTTTAATTTTATTAAAGTCAACTAGGACGTGAACGTCAAGATCAGAAAGATTCGTGTAGTTATAATTTGCAAGGGATCCTGTTAATTGAATATCATAAATTGGTGCTGTACCAACAACATCTTTTAGCTTATCATAGAAGTCTTCCCCTATATTTAGCAATTTTTTTCTAATTATTGGATCTAATACCCACTTTTCAGCGGTTCCACTTTTGGAAACCTTCTTGGTCCAAAATTTTGGATTTAATTCATCGTTATAGAATGCACTGATTTGCTTCTCTAACAGAAAATAATTTTCGAATGACTTTACTAACTCCACAAAAAAAGGATTATTTGAATCTATATATCCAAATAATCCTTCTTATTATTTTCAGTTATTTCTTATACTGAAATCTTAGTCAAAACTTTAATGACCGTGTCTACGTCTCTTTCGCAATAATCTTTGATTCTTTCAAAAGATTTTTCTTTGACAAAGATCTTAGATTTTTCTCCCCAGAAAACTCCGTGTACCTTAGATCCTTCTATGTCTTCTTTCGGGGATTCTATCTCCAAAGAACAAGCTAACAGATCTAAACCTAGATATCTGTGAGACCAACTACCAAAAGAAAAAAGTTCAGCTGTATCTAAGATTGCAACTTCCCAGGGTTTTTTATCCCAAATCTGTAAACTTGATGACGGAGTTATTCCGTTGTACAACATCTTCTTACCGAGAAAAGGAATGTCAAACGATTTAATGTTGTGCCCGCAAATTTTCATTCCCTTTGATGCTGCATTTGATAGGATCTTATTTGATTTCGCTAGAATGTCCTTCTCGTCTTCTCCGAAGAAAGACGTAAATCTTGTAGATCCATCATCTCCAATGAGACCAAAAGAAACGCAAATCACCCTACCGAATTCTGCTTCCATTCCTGCCTTATGCAAATAGATATCAGCATCAGAAAGTTTAGCCATCTCGGGAGTATTATCTCTAAAGTATTTTGCTCTCTTAATCCACAACTTTGCAAGTCTTGGATTTTGCAATTCCATTTCCTCATAGGAAGGATATTGACCTGCACTTTCTACGTCGAAGTACAGGATATTTTTTAAATCTTCTTTTCTTATCATTTTCTAATTTCTTCTAATTTAACTATTCCATTTAGGATCGAACCAAAATCTTCTTCCGATATTGTCCATCATTGATGACATTTCTTTATTTCCGTAGCATTTCATCCAGTCAGTCCAAGATCCAAGAGAGGTGTGGATTTCTACTCTTTTAGGGGTTTCCCAAGTGTATAGATTACCTCCCCCTAACAAATATGCTTGCTGTGGTATCTCCGAACAGAGATCAAGTAATCTTTCTCCCTTCTCGGACACGATCGCGTCTCTAGCGGGCTGGAAAGGGTTGACGTCGTCAAGTCTATTGATGATCTCTGCTCTCAGATAATTACCAATTCCATTGAAATATTCTTGATTCATTAAAACCTCCATTAAAGGTTTATCAAATGCTCTCTTGTGTAGGTTATCTTTTATTTTCTTCTTGAACGATTCCGGATCTAAAACTGGGTCTGGACCTCTTGAGATGTTCCACCATCCCCAATTCCATTTACCAAATCTTCTAACATCGACGAAAGCTAACATTCCACCATCAGAAGAATGAAAAAATAAGTGGGAGTTTTTCATGGTTTCTCCTGGCTCTAGCCACTTAAAATACCCTGACATTCCCATTGTCATGATTATGTGCTTAACCTGGACTTCTCCTTGGTCTACAAATAAACTGGGAGTGGACAGGGTTAACATAAGTTCCTTTCCTCTTGAATTCGATGATATTTCAAATGGAAAATCAGCTTCCATTTCTTTTCCCTTGTGACTTGGGTTTTTAGAAATTCCGCTGAAAATCTTGTTCTCAACGACCCTATTGACATAATCTGATGTCAATCTTACTTCTGCTAGTTCTGGCATATTTGAGTAAATATACGGTCCTAGTCTGGAATTTTATTAATTACTATTGGTTTTAATGATTTACTTTCCTTCATGTATTTTATGCAGGAAAGATCTTTGTCTAGAGAATCCACTATAATATCAATCTCTAAATTGAAAGTTGGGATTCGATTAGAAAGGAATGAAGAAGGAGATGGGCTGGAAGGAACTCCAAACTCGTCCACCGCTTCTGGCTCAGAATGAATAAAAACTGGTTTTATATCATTTGACCAGGTGGAAGCACTCAAGAATAAGGCTTCTCTTGAACTCAATCCGCCGTTATTAAATTGATGAGGAAGGAATCTAAAACAGATGGGGATTTTAGTGGAGTAATAAACTCCAGAAAGCAAATCTGTTACAGAAAATAAACTAGGTTTTTCGTCGTTCATTACTGCTAATTTTCTAACCACATAATTTGGAAGAGACTTTACCTCTTCACTAAATCTAACAAGTGTTTCTTTTCTGTTTCCATAAGCACTTCCTACTCGGATTAGAATAGATGGTTCTTGAACACCTATGCAATCTAGAAAGTCTGAAACTTTCAAAATAATTTTTTTTGTGTCCTGGACAATTTCAGGTAGCTGAGAACCTAAGAAATATCCTTTTCCCAAGAAGAAAAAAATTCTAATCTTTTTAGCAGAGACAAGATTAGAAATAAGATCTATTTTATTTTGTTCTTCTGAATCCTCCTCAATGGAAGAAAAATCAAATTCTTGTAAATTTGTTTCTAGTAGGTCGAAGCAAAGCATCTGAATACCATTTTCGGAATTATATTTTAAATGGTCGATTACAAAATCTAAGAATGAGTGTAAAGTCCAGATCTCTTTTTTAGAGACATCCCAGGACTTCATAGATCCTAGATAACCTATTCTGTGAGCTGTTCTATTTAAAATCATATAGAACTTATAGAAAAAATGTGGGTAAGGGTTTCAATTAAGAACCGTCTGCTTTTTCACCTCCTACGTTGTTATTATAAACGTATGGAGAATTGTAAACATCAGATCCAATTTCACCAAGATTAAATTGAGATGCAATCTCTTTGTGGCCTTTGTCACCCATGTCTAAGAATTTAATTGTATTGGGTACAACTTCAACGACAGATTCTTCCTTCTTATTATTTTTGGTTTTAACCTGAACAAAATATTTATAGCTTTTACCGTCTGAAGTAAGAACATTCTTAATTATCATCCCTGCAATCTTCTTCTTAGAATCTATTGGTCTTGCAATAACATAATCACCAACTTGAAACTGAGCACCTTTAATGTGTCTCGGAACATTTGGATCCGGACCAACTGACACAGAGAGATCCTTATAAGGTTTATAGGTAACTTTAAAAACACCATTAGCTCCTCCATATCCATAAGTGTCTCCAAAGACTCCTGCGTCTTGAAAAAATTCATTTAGAGGTATAATGTGTTTCATTAGAACTATATATCTAATTTTTTATTTGTTCTGTGCTTTGATCAAATCTCTGATCTTAGTTGCTAATTCATAATCCTCATTCTTCAGAGATTTTTCAAGCATCTCCTCCAAATTTACATTCTCGTTTGGCTTTGATTCAGAAGGGGTAATTTCCCCTTTAATGCTAATTCTTTGAGGGGAATATATTACCTCTAGATGAGGTTCTAAAACAAAGGTAAAATCTTCTCCCATTTCTTCCATTTCCTCCTCGTCCATCTCATCATCAAAGGTGGAATCTAACTCCCATTCGTCGCTAACCCAATAGATGATCCAATGACCATAAGATAACTGAGGGATGTGATTTTTTATAGCGTGTTTAATCAAAGTTTTTAACTCGTTCTTGATGTCATTCTTATCTAAGTCTTCATTGAAAGGTTTTCTTTTTAAGCCAGGAATGACTTCGTTTCCTCCACCAACCCCCATCTTAAAAACTTTATAAACCTCTAGAATAGAATTCCAGTCTAGACTTTGTAATACCTTGTCCATCAATTTGGAATGTTCGGTCTTCATATTCTATATATTGTATTTATTTTTGGTTAATTTGAACTGCTTTGATTAGCAAACTAGCAGTTGCGTAGTTTGTTGCAATTGGAATGTTGTAAACGTTACAAAGTCTTAGAAGCATTTGAACATCAACTTCATGGGCATGAGAGGTTAAGGGATCTATAAAGAAGATAACCCCATCAACATATCCATTTGCTATCTCAGCTGCTATTTGAGCATCCCCACCATGCGGTCCTGATTTTTTCTTATCTACAGCAAGTCCAGCGTGCTCCAGATGTGTTCCAGTTGTTCCAGTTGCTACTATTAGATTCTGCTTAAAGAAATCTAATCTCTTCATCACAAACGCCACTAGATCCGGTTTTTTGTTGTCATGGGCTATCACTGCTATTCTCATTTTTCTTCTTTTTCTTGATGCATTGATTTGATCTGGCTGTCCAGTTCTTTCACCCAAGAAAGGTATTTCTCTGGATAGTATTGTTTAAGTTCTCTTAGTTCCCTCTTAGAAACCTCGAATTTTTTCATGATGAATTTCTCAGTCTCCTCAAAGTCACTAAAATCTATCTTCTTTTCTTCTTTGCCCTCTTTCTTTTTAGTCTTCGTAAATATCCAAGGTGGGGTTTTAGAAAAGTGATTGGACATAGTTCCGTGCCACCAATCTACAACCGGTCTTGGATTTATCTTAACGTGATTGAATTGGTTTGCTTGGATTGGAAATTGAATGCTCATGATCCTTTGAATCATGAAGAAATTTCTGACCTTATCGTTCTTCCCAACTTCCTCCCAGTCTTTCTTCTTCTTGAAGATTGTTTTTATTACGTCAAATAGTTCCATATTAGAAATTAGCGAAAGGATCAAAAGCTTTAGGAACACTTACTTCGGTTGTCCAAACTGTTCCGTCTAAGATCTTTATTCTGTCTATAGTTATGTTCTTCTTAGGAAGTTCCATTCCTCTGGTTAGTTCTTCGTTACAAGATTCAGTAACAAATCCTGGCATTACCTCGGAGTCTAACCACATTAAAGTGTAGTTTCTTAGAATGTTTTTTGTTACCTTTTCTCTGTTTTCTGTGTTATCTACGTCTTTTAGAATTCGGAGTACAAATCCAGATATCCAGGATAGAAATTCCGAGTCTGCTAGCATTTCTTTGAAGGTAGAGTCTTTCCACTTAGATTGACTTAAAGATTCTAGGATTTGCTCAGCTTTCTTAGGGGAAATACCATTGTTCTTTCCGCTTGCAGTTGGAACATACCATACTCCAGGAACTGCATCACCTTTATCTCCAGTTAGCATTTTCATGAAGACAAAGTTTCTTCTGTTGACTTCTTCAACAGTAACTTTCTTTAGAAATTCTTTTACTTTATCTTTATCTGGTGAAATTGCAGCTGTCATATCAAAGATAGAAACAGATTCGGTTTTATTTACCCAGTTGTCTTCCCAACCTGGAGGAACTGCTAAGATGTTATTCTTAGAATTGTTGTTCCAGATAACAGTCCAACCTTTCTCGTTGTGACGAGCCAGCTGGTGCATATCTTTATCCCCACTGATGATAATACAATTCTCACCGATAGAATTGAAATGTTCAGACCAGAAGTAAAGAAGATCATCACCTTCTGCACCTTTGACCTTAGAATAGATGAATCCCTGCTTCTCCATTTGCTGACCAAATTCTGCCATGAGATCAAAGAAGATTGTCCAGTCCACAGTTTCGTCTTTTACCCTGGTGGATTTATATCCTCCGTCTTCTATCTCAACATCCTTTCTCCAGGATCTACTATCGCAAGTAAATATTAATCTACCACCTTGAGGAAGTAATTTTAGACCTGCACAGAGATCTGTAGCTATTTTTCTGATAAACATAGATTGTTCCCCTTTAGTTCCAAGAACCTCTGCAGGATCTTTTATTCCAAATCCACCAAAGACACCAAAGGTCTTGTGGAAAATATAGTTTCCGTCGCAAAGTATATTAATCATTTGTAATTTTATTTTTCATTATAGATATATAGGGTTAGTTAATTTCATTTATAGAATATACGGTCATGGAAAATTATTATGTTTATATTTATTTAGATCCAAGAAAACCTGGGGTTTTTAATTACGAGGATCTCAGATTTGAATTTGAGCCCTTCTATGTTGGGAAGGGAACTAAAGGTAGATGCTTCAGTGGTATTAGAGATAAAAAATCCTGCAGGAAAGTTTCTAAGATAAATTCCATAATTAAAGATGGGAAATTCCCAATCATAATTAAGATTATAGAAGGAATAACAAATAAGGAATCTCAAATTATAGAAAGAACAACTATTTCTAAAATAGGTAGGGCAGACAGTAGTGAAGGTCCATTAACAAATATGACCTCCGGAGGAGAAGGTGGTTTGGGTCTAAAACATTCGGACGTATGGAAAAAAACCTTATCAAAACCAATCCTTCAGTTCGATTTAGAAGGAAATGTTCTAAGTGAATATAATTCGGTTAAAGAAGCATCGGAAATTACCGGAACAATCAAACAAAATATATCAGCTAATCTTACCGGTAAATATAAATCGGCCGGAGGATTTATTTGGAAATATAAAGATCCTTCTCTCTCACTTCAAGGGCACTTGAAAAAATCCTTTGAAATGCCTAAACATTCGGAAGAGACTAAAAAGAAAATGTCATTCTCTGCAAAAAAAGGAGGGGATCATCACATGAGTAAAAAAATGGGGGATTTGCATCCTAGATCAAGAAAAATAATTCAAAAGAGCATGGAAGGAGAGACCGTTAGAATCTGGAATTCGATGTCGGATATTAAAAAAGAACTAGGGTTTAGCCCATCTAATATCTGTAGGTGCTGTAAGGGATCAGTTAAGAGAATTGGAGGATTTAAGTGGGAATATTTCCTTTAAATTTTTGTCTATCTTCATCCTTACATTCATTTTTGGACAGTCTTTCTATTAGTTCTGGGTAATCTACAGCTTCAAGTCTTCTATCCCTTAAATCTTTCTCCCCTCGTATATCATAAAATTTTCCGTCTATCTTGGTCCAAACGTGATTCCCGTCATAATATGCTTCGGATTCTTTAAATATTGACTTAAGTATCTTATAAAACTGGTAGCAATTCCCCATAGCATATATAGCAATCGATCCACCAAAAGACTCTCTTATAGCTTTGATGATATCTAGTATTTCTGAATTTCTATCCACATTTATCATATATTTTTATTCTTATTGGTAATCTTATATTCCATCATAGATATATAATGAGAATTAATTTCACACAAATATACGGTAAGAAAGATTGTTGAACTAAATTATATTAACTAAATGAAGTTTTATGAACAAAAAATTTTACAAATATTGGACGTTTCTGTGTCTTTATTATTTTACTAGCTTTACCCAACTTTTATTTTCTCAGGTTGGTTTTATGGGTTCGGGAACTATTACAGGCAATAATATTGACGTAAATACCCGCACACATCTTACCTCTAATGTCTCAGCAGGGAGTACTTCTATTTCGGTCAGCAACAGCAACTTATCTGGTTCTGTTTTTAGTGGCAATTTGTCATCTGGCGATTTAATCCTCATTATTCAAATGCAGGGTGCCACTATAAACATTGTAAATAATGCAACTTATGGTGCTATTACCAATTACAACAGTGCGGGACTGTATGAATTCAGGTGTG